CCTTCAGCAGTTATGTAATTAGCTAAACTTCCGTTTGCATCACATTGTATATTTATACTTTCATCAATCGCATTATTTCTTATATATAAACTACCTGTATCGTTATCGATAAAAGAATTAGTAGCATTATGATATATTTCTAAATCTTGAGAAACTCCTATTCTAATCTTTTGATTATCTTGTAAATCAATTTGAGTAGTTTCTAAATTACCTATAACTAAATCTGCTTTAGTATATCCTGTTCCACTTGTGTTTACTGTTGTAGTAGGTTCAACTTCTAATCCTTTAAATAACCTGTACTTTCCTGTTAGAGCCTCTCTAAATAGTCCTGAGTATAGTGTAGTACCAGAAGGAGTATATTTGCCATAAAAACCCATGTCAACTGCGTCTGTAGAGGTGTTATTATTAGCTAATACAATTAAAGGGTCTTTTACTGTTAACGTGTCTGTCCCAACAGTTGTTGTGCTTCCTTCAACTACTAGGTTTCCAATTACTGTTAGATTACTACCTATTTTAGCATCTCCAAAAACGTGAAGGTTTAATCCTGATTCTGGCGTTACTCCTATTCCTACTTGAGTAGTAGAAACAAACATAGGAGAGTTATTACCAAAGCCATCAGTTAATTGTTTAGCTGAAGTCGTTATATTTCCATTATCAGAAAACTTTACAAGCGATTGATAAGTATCTTTTATTTTATTTCCTGAAAGTGTAGCCATCTTTATTTAGTTTTTGTAAGAAAGTATCTAATTTAACTACATTACTTTCTTTAGGTTTGTATGTTTTTATCTTTTTATAATCCATTAAAGCACCCAAGAATTAAAATTAACATCTTTATCTGGGTACATATCTCCATTAGTAGAAGAAACATATTCTGGATATAAAGTACTATTGTAATCCATGTAATCAACAAATCTTCTAGTGTAAAATTCTGCTGTTTCAGTAACTTTAGCTAACATCATTCTCATTTCTTCTAATGAAATTGTTTCTGAGTTTTCACTTCTATGTTTAAATACACCACCATTGCTAATTTGATACATAGCAAAAGGCAAATAAGAACTTTGTGTGAACCAAGTAAGCATTGGCTTTACATAATCGTCTAATAGTAACTTATAATTAGCATTACCAGAATCACTTATAGTTCCATTTAATATTAAATTCTGTAGTTTCTTATAAAGTAATCCTCCTAAATAGTTTTGAATATGTGTATCTTGAGCTACCTCAATAAACTGTATAAGTTTATCAGCATCTACATTTCCATCTATTATAGATTTTCTTTTTAAGTCATTTATTGTTATAAAGAGAGCTTTCTGTGCCATAATTATTTAGTTTTTGGATAAGCACCTCTGTTTGGCATATCTACTGGTCTAACTTCGACTTCTTTAGGATTATTTGGCTCCTTAAATCCGTCTTGTACAGCATCTGAAGCTTCAACTTCGGTATTTGGTGTTACTTTCTTTTTATATACTCTTCTTTCCCAGAAATGGTGACAATTTTTACCTCCTTTAAACTTAAACAAGTTATATTTCTTTTTATTATGGCCTAATTCACTATTTAAACCTTTAAAAGACATAAGAGTAATGTCTTCTTTTCTAAATACTAGGTTTTTTTCAGTAAGAGACTCTAATTGTCTACAAAATACTCTACTTTCATCTGATTTTCTTACTGGACCATAAGAATATCTTATTTTATACCCAGAATTATCTTGACTTGACCTTTTATCAGGATTAGCATCATCTTCTGTAACGCTTAATTTAGTTAAATCAAACTCTTCATTCTTGTCGTTTACTGCTTCACTATGTATAAGCTCCCATTCATCAGAAATAACCTCTCCTAATACTTCTAATTGAGTGTATAAGTCTTCTGCACCTTCATCTGATAAATCTAATTCTTCTTGTGAACTTAATTTCTCTCCTGTTTCTTCTTCTCTCTTAACTTTAGTAGAAATGTTTTCTAATTCTGTAAATTCTATTGGTTGTAGAGTTACAAAGTATAAGCTTAAATATATTTTGTTAAATGCAAGTATTTCATCTAAACCATCTATTATATTCTGTTGAAATGGTCTGATTACTATGTTATCCATAAGTATAGAAGCAGTTCTAAGTTCTTCTGCATTGTTTCCAAACCCTGTATTGTCTTTTATACCTAATAATATAGGAGAAACAATACCATGACCAAGCATTATCTTTTCTCTGCTTTCGTCAGCCAAGAATTGATACTGTGCATGAGCATCTGGAAGGTGAATAGGTTGTAAATCTGCTTGAGTTTCTGTAGACTCATTAAAAGTAAGTATGAATTTACCTGCATTTGAAGAGCCACTAAACTTATCATATATTTTGTGTTCAATAAGCTCTTGAGTTTCTTCATTAGGTACTCCATTGTTAAAGTTTATTAATAAAGAAGGTTGTAATCCATTCTTTATATTATTTATATGGTAATTACTTACTTCTTCTTCTAATTCTGCATATTGTAAGCAAGATTGATAGTCTACTGGAGAATAATAGTAAAATCCTGACCTATATGGTTTAAATACATATATTTCTATAACCTCTCCTTTAGAACCATTACCAAAAGAAGGTATTCTTTTAGGTTTATCACTAGGTTTCATTTCAGACCACTTAGGATGATAGTAATAAGCTTCTATTTGGCCTTTTTTAGCTTTTTCTGCTCTAAGAGTCTCCATAGGAAAGTGTAACACCTTCACAATGGCTGTTTTTGGCTTGTTATAGACCACTTGAACCGCAGCTTGACCCAACATCTTATAATCGTTTACAACACGTCTTAAATCCTTTTGTTTTAAGAGCATTTTCATCTTTGCATACATCTCAGGCTTGATNTCACTATCTGTAGCTTCTAATCCTCTACCATAAATCATATCTACAATACCNTTGATACATCTTGCGTTTGTAGGACTTCCTAAGTATTTATCTATAAGCTCATCAAAGTAATCATTATTTTCTCCGTACTGAACCCATTGTTTTCCGTAGACTTCTTTTATTTCTGGTATTTCATAACCAGATAAATTGACTACTCTAATATTTTTATTTTCCATATTATACTACTATATATTCGTCTTCAGTACCTGCTCCATATTGAGTGTACTTGTTTTCGTTTAATGTGTGTATTACTTCATCATTTGTTTGAGAAGTTACATAAGCTTTATCTCTATACCACAATTCTCCACCTTTACTAAACTGTAAGTAATAAGCAGCCTCTGCTTTTAATATAGTAGAAGTTAATGATACAGATACAAAGTTTCCATTATCAGAAGCTGTAAGCCCTGTTAATGTTTCGCTTTTGTTAGTTCCATCTTGCGTTATAGTAAGATTGATACTTGACAAAGACGTTTTGTCTCTAGGGATTATATTAATCGTCTGAGAATTTGTATTTGGAAGTAATCTTATCATAATAAGATAACTGAAAAGTGTTGATTTTGTTTTATATAGAAAAAGGGCCAATAAGGCCCTTTATATCTATCGTGTTTAAGAATGTACTATGTTTAAGAATTTACAACAGTAAACCCTGTAGTTGTTGGGTCAGCATCTAAAAAGTTAGCAGGAAGNTTTTCCATTCCTGTTAAAGTTAATGTATACCCACTTAAATCTCCCATCGCACCTCCTGTTACAACAGTTCCTCCAGAAACATCCATTCCATGCTCTAATCCAGCTAAGAAATAATTTCCGTTGTTATCTTTAATGATAACATGAGGTCTTCCCCAAGAAAGTAATTTTAATTCCTTGTGGTCAGCAACAGTTAGTTTATGTAAAGAAAGCTCTAGTACTTGCTCAAAAGCAGTTGTTCCATTCTCTCTACTAGATTGAATGTTTTGTGTAAAAGATGAAGTTCCTTTAATATCATATTCATAAGCACTTGGAGTACCAGCAACAGCTTCTATAGAATCTGTGTTTGTTGTATCATAAGTGATATCTCCCATTGTGCCATAATTAACAAAGTAAACTTTATCTAACCCACCAACGCTATCCTTGCAAGGCTCTGAACGAAATAGTGATAAATTACAAGACATATTATTAGTTTTTAAAAGTTAGTATTAAAAGGGTGAGTGGTTAAGCCCACCCTTTATTTATTATTATTAAGCGTTTACTCTATATACGATATCTCCTCCGATTCCGTATTGAACTCCACTTGTAAACCTCATGATTACTCTTACATTTTGAGAACCATCTAGGTCAGCCATATCAATAACTTTTACTTCGTTGTGGTCAGATAAAAGACCTGTACCAAAGTATAAGTTAGATTTTTCAGCAGCAACAGCAACATTGTCAGCAAGTCCGTTAGCAACAAATAGTTTTACACCATCGAAACTTAATGAACCGTTGTTCCACCATTGAGTTCCTTGA